ACCTTCCAGACTGGATGCGAGTCTCCAAGATTAAAGTTGACAACAGAACATCGTTTGAGCTTTCTAACGGATCTCAAATCAAAGCCGCTTCAACATCCGGAGACGCTGGTCGTTCGGAAGCGTTGTCTCTTCTCATTATTGATGAGGCTGCTCACATCGATGGACTTGATGATTTATGGACTGGTCTTTATCCCACACTATCAACAGGTGGTCGCTGCATTGCTCTTTCAACTCCAAACGGTGTAGGAAACTGGTTTCATAAGACATATGTTTCCGCAGACAACGGAGAATCAGATTTTAAACCGGTCAATCTTCCATGGGACGCTCATCCAGAGAGAGATCAGGCGTGGTTTACAAAAGAGACCAAGAATATGTCTCGGAGACAAATCGCACAAGAATTAGAATGTAACTTCAATACATCTGGTGATACGGTTATACACCCGAATGATATTGCTTGGTTACAAGAACAAATTGTAGAACCAACTTATAGGACAGGATATGATAGAAATTTTTGGATATGGGAAAAGCACCAAGAGGGCAGCTCTTATTTGCTCGTTGCCGATGTTGCTAGAGGCGATGGGGCTGATAACTCTGTTTTTCATGTGCTTAATGTAGCAACAATGGAAATAGTGGCTGAATATCAAGGAAAGCCAACCTTAGATATGTATTCGCAAATGCTTTACTCGGCAGGAATGGAGTATGGCAAATGCCTTCTGGTTGTAGAAAACAATGGAATCGGCATTTCGGTTTTTGAAAAACTAGTTACTCTCGGTTACGAAAATCTTTATTACTCAATTAAAGGCACTCATGAATTTATAGATGCATCTCAAGGACAATTTATGACCAACGCTGTTGGAGGGTTCACAACCTCAACCAAGACTAGGCCGTTGATTGTCGCAAAGCTTGAAGAGTTTATTAGAAATAAAATAATAAAAATTAGATCTTCTCGCGCATTTGATGAATTTAGAACATTTGTCTGGAACAACGGGAAACCACAAGCAATGAGATCCTATCATGATGACATTATTATGTGTCTTTCAATTATGTGTTGGGTTAGAGACACTGCCTTGGAAGTTTCCGAGAAAGATAAAGAATACAATAAGGCCCTAATTGATGGAATGTACATGAAAAAGAACATAATGAACACAGCGATAAAGGGTCAAGATGGGTATAATGCAGACTTCGAAACTAAATATAGAGAAGAACTAAGCAATGCAAGAAATTTTGCATGGATTTTCAAAGGATAATAAATGGCTAAAAGAAACAAAAATTTGGGAAAAAATCCTTATAACCAAGATAATGGATTATTCAAGTCTCTGACAAAACTATTTTCAGGGCCCTTGACACAAAGAAGAACACAACAAGGTCGTCAACTTCGAAGACGACATTTGGATACTTATGCGTCTAGGTTTACTAGCGCATCCGGAAAGCAATTCAAGAAGCAAGAATATAACCCGATGAACATCATGACGGTTAACATGATCTCAAACAGAAATCGTGCTGAGCGTTACGTTGATTTTGATCAAATGGAATATACACCAGAGTGTGCTTCCTCGTTGGATATTTACGCAGATGAGATGACAACACACTCCTCTCTTCAGCCTATGCTTAGAATTAAGTGTCCAAATGACGAGATCAAAACAATTCTTCATAATCTTTATCATAACGTTCTCAACATTGAACATAATCTGTTTGGCTGGTCTAGAACTATGTGTAAGTACGGAGATCTCTTTCTTTATTTAGATATTGAAGAAGCAATAGGAATTCGTGCATGCATAGGGCTCCCCCCTCAAGAAATTGAGCGTTTGGAAGGCGAAGATGAAACAAACCCAAACTATGTTCAGTACCAATGGAATACAGCGGGAATGACTTTAGAAAACTGGCAAATGGCTCACTTCCGTATTCTTGGAAATGATAAGCATGCTCCCTATGGAACATCTGTTTTGGAACCTGCTCGTAGAATCTGGAGACAACTTACACTGTTGGAAGATGCAATGATGGCTTACCGAATTGTTCGTGCCCCAGAGAGACGAGTTTTTAAAATTGATGTTGGGAACATTCCGCCACAAGATGTAGAACAATACATGCAGAAAGTTATGACACAAATGAAGCGACACCAAGTTACAGACCCAACGACAGGACGACTTGACCTTCGCTACAATCCTTTGTCAATTGAAGAAGATTATTATATTCCTATTCGTGGAACATCAAACACAGACATAACAAACCTTCCGGGTGGTGCAATGACTGCTACCATCGAAGATGTTAAATATTTACGAGACAAATTATTTTCTGCTCTAAAAGTTCCACAATCCTACCTCACAATGGGAGAAGGCGGAACAGAAGACAAGACAACTCTTGCGCAAAAAGACATTCGTTTTGCAAGAACGATTCAAAGGCTGCAGAGAGTTGTTATTTCTGAATTGGAAAAGATCGGAATAATTCATTTGTTTACAATGGGATTCCGCAATGATGACCTTTTGTCATTTAAATTACAATTAAACAACCCATCAAAAATTGCCGAGCTTCAAGAGCTTGAGCATTGGGATAAGAAATTTTCTGTTGCCGGAAATGCCACGGAAGGATATTTCTCAAAACGATGGGTAGCTGAAAATCTCTTTGGTCTTTCGGACGAAGAGTTCATTAGAATGCAACGAGAAATGTTTTATGATAGAAAATTTGCCGCAAACCTAGAAGCTGCCGCATCAGGCAATGCTGAAGGTGGAGATGACGGAGGCGGTGGCCTTGGCGATCTTGGTGGCGGAGATGCCGGTGGTGGTCTTGACTTAGGTGGAGATGATGCCGGTGGTTTAGATTTGGGCGGTGATGCTGGAGAGCAGGCTGCTGGGGACACGAGCCCTGGTGCCGAAGGGGGTGATCAAAATGACGATGTTCTCCTAGCTGAGCCCCCTGCTAAACGCGATGATGAGCCGACTTATAAGAGAGGCAAGTACAAACGCCATCAAACTTCTTATTCAAAAGGCGGACGTTCTAAGCAAATGAAAAATCAAGCAACCGGGGAATATGGAAATACTTATCGGACAACCTTTCATGGCAAATCAGGATTTGGGGGTCTAGACTCTTTGGCTCGGGGAATTACTGAGAGTAAAAGAAACAGCCAATTAGAAGAGGAAAAACTATTTAAAACATCAAAGCAAGTTGATAACTTGATTGAAAGTCTACTAAAAAAGGTAAAAACAGATGAAACATAATAAGAAAAGAAATACCGCTTTTCTTTACGAATCTCTTGTAAAGGAACTAACGAAAGCAGTTGTTCGTCAAGAAGAAACAAAAAAGAAAACAATTATAACACTAATCAAGGAAAGCTTTAAAAAAGGATCTCCTTTGAATGAAGATCTTGATTTATACAAATCCATTCTAGAGAACAAGGATAAGATGACAAAAGATTTTACAGATCGTTTTCTCGTTGAGACAAAGAAAGATTACAACTCTATAGATCGCAAATCGGTCTTCAATGCGCAAACAAAATTGATCTCCCAGATTAATCAACAACTCGGCGCTAGTGTTTTCAATAACTTCGTTCCAAACTACAAAGACATTGCAACAGTTGGCTCTTGGTTCCAAGACACAAAGTCAAATGCAAAAAGCCGCCTTATAATTGAGACAAATGTTAAATCTCTTTTGGTTCCTTCTGTTAAAGAAGAAAAAGAAATGAAGCACATTGATAATCTTACTTACAAAACTTTTGTTGGGAAATTTAATGATACTTACAAAAATTCTCTTAAAGAGAACCAAAAATCGCTTCTTACAAATTATATCACATCGTTCTCCGACAATGGCCTCGGACTTAAGTCATTTATTAACGAGGAAGTGGGAAGTTTGAAGCTACAACTCTCTCAAAAACTTTCCGAGGGTAAGGACACCATCGGAGAAGAACGACACGAAAAACTCTCTAAAGTTTCCGTTATTCTTGAAGATTTTACTAAGCGTCCTCTTGATGAGAACATGGTCAAAAAACTATTCTTTATTCAAGATTTGATGGGGGAATTATAGAATGTCCGTTAGTGTTAACATAATAAAGCCAGATGGCCAACAA